GATGGTAAGCCAGGTTTTGTCCATAACGAGTTTATTATTACTGATTGTTATTTAGACGAAACTGGTAGGTTTCCTGTTAACCCTACAGAGTATTATGGACTTACTCAAGATCAAGTTAAACAGATGAAAGGATTAAAAGCGATACAATTATGATCATAGAACTAATTATATTGGCTGGTTTGTTTCTAATCTTTATTGGCGTAGTTATGTTAGCTATAGAAAGTTGGATAGAAGCAAGAGAATATGATAAACAATCAAAAAGATTAGAGGAATCTTTTAGAAAGGCTAAAGATGGACGATAATGAAATAAAAGTTTGTGTTATCTGTAAAGAAGAATTTGCAGGTTGGGGTAACAATCCATCACCAATTAAAGAAGAAGGAGAATGTTGTGATAAATGCGATAATGAAAAAGTTATTCCAGCGAGAATTGAAGGTCTCAATGGATGATAAATATAGAGGCTATGGTATTAAACTATTAGGTGGAGGCTTTCAACTTTATTACGATAACAAACTTGAAGGTACATATCAGACTTGTTATGATGATAAAGAAAATCTACAAAAAGCTAAAAACACTATTGATAGTAAATACAAGGAGATAAACAAAGATGTAGAAGTTAACATACAACGAGTTGACGCACAAGTTAAACTAGCGAGGGATAATGGCTGTTAAAAAATTTTGGAAATTAGCTGTATATAAAACTGATAGATTACTTGGTGGACATGAAGAAGGTGGTTGGTATTATACAGCAGGAGAAAGAATCAAAGAGGGTAAAATAAACTTTACTGATCCTCAAAAAGCTTTTCGTGCTTGTCGTTTATTCAATAAGCTTTTTGGTAAACAGTGGAGTTCTATAGAATATGGTGTATCTTGCGATGTTTATTATCGTGGTACACCAGATTACTTTCCTAACAAAAGACCTTATTATTCTTAATTTACATTGTTGAAATAATCGCTATATTAGGATAAATATGGCGATAACTATAGACCAAATTCATCAGACTAACGAAGCAACTTTATCCTCTATGGAAAGAAAGTTCTGTGAGGGTATAGCGCAAGGAAAAGGTAAGAAACAAGCGGCTGTTGACGCAGGTTATTCAGAAACTTCTGCTCACGTTCAAGCTGCACGCAACTTAAAGAAAGATAAAATTATCCAGTATATTGATAGATTGCGTGGTGATGCTAGGCGCTTGACAAGTGAATCTGTGTCAAAAGAGGTTGAAAAGCTAGATAAATTGTATGTTGATGCTTGTAGCAAGAAACAATATACAGCAGCAGTCAATGCGATAAGGTTGAAGTCTCAGTTGTTGGGGTTCCTTGTTGAAAAGAAAGAAGTTCAACACTCAACCCTTGACACTATGTCCGATGATGACCTGGCCAAGTATCTAGATCAAATCAAAACAGAGCACGATATAAATTAACTGCGGGCTGTTGTTTGTTGATGACGGCTTGTTGCAGCTTGTTGAAATAGCTTTAGCTTGATCCGCCTTGATCCTCGGTGCTAGGGCGCAGGGCTGATCCGCAAGGATCACGTAAAATAAAAAAAGGAATGAGAGAGCTTTCTCCTCCTTAAACAAATCTTAATCCTCAAAAACAGAAATATAATAAAATTAAAATAAAAACGTATAAGAATGATTAAAAATTAAATATTAAATAATTATTATTAATTATTAAAAGAAAGTTAAAAATGATATTATATTTATTTAAAGAGTTTTTTTTCGTCTTATTCGTATTTAATCTATTTCTTTATTTACTATAGAACAAAACGAGAACATTAACAGATTAGAATAATTCTAAACAACAGAATTATTTTCTTTTTTATTTTCTAAAAATCGTTATTATATTTTTAATTCTTAAATTTAAATATTTTAATAATTAAAATAGTTTAAGAATTAGAAAGCGAGAAAAAATGAGTAATAAAAAAAACGATAAAATAATCGAAAATAAAGTAGCTTTATCTTTTCGAGAATACGAAAATAAAAAAGTATTATTTCGATTATTTAATAATAAAAGAGATAAATCTAAATCTTTTTTAATCTACGAAAAATCTAAATTTTCGACTACGATTAAAGAGGCTTTTAATAGCGATTATAGAAAAGTAGATATCGAATATGATACTACTAAAAATAATCGATTTAAAAAAGTTAATCTTTTAATCGATTTAAATTCTTATTTAGATAAATCTAAAAAGAATTTATATTTAGATTTAATAAATTCTAATAAAGAGTTTATTAAAAAAAATAAAGTAGATAATTCGATTATCGAAAATATTAAATTCTTCGAAGAAAAAATAAAAAGTCTTTAATATAATTTAATCTTAAAACTAGCGTTATTAATTTAACGCTAGTTTTTTTTTATTCTTTTTAAAAATTTCCTTTTCAAAAAACGTATTAAGTTTAATTAAAAAAAATCGTATAAAGTTTGACGTCTAATTAACGGTTAGTAATAGTATAGGTATAGTAGATAGTGTAGAATGACTTATATGCGTATAAATTTCTCTAGAAAAAAAATTTTTTTTAAGATAATACTTTACAATGGCTTTTTTAAATAGTAGCGTTCCACCAATTTATTGTAAAATACGCAAGGAGTATCTTTATGACTTACAAAAACATCATGGAGAAAGCGAAGACTGTGTTATCTTTGGTCTTACAAGTATACAGGGTCGTGGTATATTATTTAACATTATGTTGGAAAACGGTGCGTGCTTTTGGAGGTTGCCAATTGCTGCCTTCTTTTCTTCGAAAATGGAAAGACGAGAAGTGCCCGATATGCCAAACGACTTACTTGAGCTGTGGAATTGCTTTGATTATCATCATAGCGTTAATCATTTTTCTTTTCTTTTAGGACAACGAGCTAAATATTTTGGTAAAGATAAAAAACTTTATACAGGTGAGTATCTGTTTACTGTTGACTGGTGTCACCCTGACCCCAATCTACTTGACACAGATCATTCTGAAATTCCTCAGGAGCATAAGTGCGCTCATATATTGGAGCTTGACAATGGTAATTACGCTGCTCAGCCTAATAACAGAATACTATGGAATGTTAATTCGTTCACTACGAGAAACGAAGTTCCCGACTACAAAGTCCAAACAAACGACTGGAATGTCGAAAACAAAGATTGGGTAACAGAAGATTCAGATAAATTTTTCTATGAAATACTAGAAAAGAAAATGGATAAGTAGTATAGATTTCTATTTAGGTGATGTCCGTGGGTCACATTCTGTTGATCGTGGGCAGGGAGAGATGGCGGGTACTTTTTTGTTTTTATGTTCTATCTATGAGTATATAGGTAGAACATGAATATTACAATATTACTTCCTACTAGAAAAAGATTATCTTTATTAAAAAAATCAGTACAGTCTTTAATAGACAACGCTAGAGAGCCAGAAAAATTACAATTTCTTTTTGGTGTCGATGAAGATGATCTAGAAACTTTTAATTATTTAAAAGAATCAAAATATCCAAATCAATTAGCTTTACAGTTTAAACCTATAGGTTATGAAAACTTACATAAATATAATAATACTTTAGCAGGATATGCTCAAGGTAAATGGATAATGTTTTTTAATGATGATGCTATAATGCAAACTAAAAATTGGGACGAAAAAATTATGGATTTTGAAGATGAGTTTTGTCTTTTACGTTTTAAAGAACAAACAAATCATCCTTATAGTATCTTTCCCTGCTTTCCACAAAAATGGTTTTATTTATTAGATCACATTAGTCTTCATGGTCAAAATGATGCATGGCTCTCTGAGATAGCTTATATGTTAGATATTATGCGGGACGTTGACATTGAAGTTATACACGATAGAGCAGATATAACTGGTAACAATAATGATGAAACTTTTAGAGCTAGAAAATATAATGAGGGAAACCCTGATCAACGAGGCGATCTTCATCATATAGATATGGTAAAATTAAGATACAAAGATGCTTTAAAAATTAATTGGTTGTTGGGGCTCATGGGTCAACCTAACGAATTTATATTAAAAAATCTTAAAGATAAATCAGATCCATTTATTTTACTTAAAAAGAAATTTGATATATATAAAAAAGCTGGCGCCATAGGTGCGGGAAAACAAAATGCAAGAGTTACAGATCAAAGAGAAATTAAAGTCAGCTATTCAAATTTACCAAAAGACTAGAGATAAACGAGCTGGTGAAGTTGTAACACATCTTACCAATTTACTATCTACATATAAATCCAGAAAGAGTTTATTAAGTTATGCTAAACATATGTACCCGGGATACAAGGACCCTGCGCACATACAGCTAATTGCAAAAAATCTAGAGAAGCTTGAATCAGGTGAAATTAAAAGACTGGCGGTCTTTATGCCACCAAGACATGGTAAATCTATGTTATGCTCTGAATTTTTTCCAGCTTGGTATTTAGGAAATAATCCAAATGAATTTCTAATTCAATCTACTTATGCTCAAGAATTAGCAGATGACTTTGGTCGTAAAGTTCGTAACCAAGTTCAAGGTGATGATTTTAATAAAGTCTTTCCTCAAGTTGCTTTAAGATCAGACAGTACATCAGCTAAACGATTTCATACTATACATGGTGGTACTTATTCAGCTGTCGGTGCAGGTGGTGCTATTACTGGTAGAGGTGCACACTTATTAATTATTGATGACCCGATAAAAGGTAGAGAAGACG